ACCCACCGCGTAATACATACCACCGGATTTCGTGTCCCAGCGCCCTGACGCCTTACTGTCCGCCGACAAGATCGTATTATCAAAAATCTCCTGATAATCGTCCTGCTCCAGAAGATTCTTGACCTTCCTGCCAAAGTTCACAGCAAGCTCGGTCGTATGCGTCGCCTGTATGATCTTCATCGCCGGATTGCGCCCTATCATCCACGCCGGAAACAAAAACGACGCAAACTCAGACTTCGTGTGACGCGGCGGCATGTTGATGATCAACCGCTTCAACGTCCCATTCGCGATCTGCTCTAGCTTCTCAGCGATCAAATGATGATGCCGACCCGCAATGAACTGCGGCCACATAGCATTCACAAATGGTAAAAAACTGTTTTGGCAGGATTCCACACGCTCAAGCTGCTTCAGACGCAACTCCAAACGTAATTTCTGAACATCCGTTGTTGAATCTAAAGTAAGGCTCAAAGGGGTCCCTGACTTAAATACTTAACAAGAGGACTATAGCCCCCAGAACATGGAAACGTAAGACGCGGCGGCGATTTGTGCATTCCGTTTACCGATACATCCATCACCTGATCCGCTGAATACAACAAACACTCCGGCTGCGTGTCCGCTGGCCGCCAACGCTGTACCAATACCCAACAATTGCTGCCCTGATGCCGTACCGCGAAGCTCACTTGAAACGGGGACAAGTTTACCTGATTGCCCTTCGCAACCTTCAACTCGATCATATGCAACCGCTTGTTACGGTCCATCAACAATAAATCTGGGATACCCGGCGTCTGACTGTTCTCAATGCGCGTCAGTACAACGTCCGAGTCCAGCTTCTCAATGTTAGCCTTGAGCGCCTTCCAGAAGTTCGACTCCGTCCGCTTCGACATCGATCACCTTCTCACCCAACTGGGCCTTCAGTTCGTTCAAAGCCTTTACGACCTCTTCCTTCGACATCTGGTCAATCGACCCATGACGAATCTCGCTCTTGTTGACGTATATGTCACCTTGGGCCAAGCCCCGCGCTTTCTCAGCCTGCACCGCAGCACTGTACGCACCGTTCTCCAAAGCCTCGTCACGTATCCGCTGCAAATCCCGAATGTGCCGAGAGTACGTCACTTCATACTTCTCAGCTAACTCGCGCCGCCGCTCACGCAACGCCTTCACGATATGCGGCGATTTTTGCGGATTCAACATCTCATACGCACGAGTATGCGCACCCTTCACACTGAACCCAGCCTCTGCAGCCAGATTACGAAGCGTATCCTGCCCCTCCCGCGTCGCAACCAACTCGACAAACTTCACCTGCTTGCCGGTCAAACGCGTATTCTCAGATACTCGCGGACGACCCCGCGTTTCAACTTTTCCTGCCTCTTTGGCCATGCATCAAATCCCATATCAGAGTGGACTTGGGACGCAAATATAGCACTTTTTTATCACAGTTAAAGGGTCACGGACCTTGGTTCGTTTTCACGCCGTATTGTTTGCGTAAAACCTGCACACTTACACGCTTTGTTTTTTTTAACCAACGACCGCGTTGGAATCGCCGGGGCGTCGATCGCTGTGCATTGTTGTTAGCCTCGATTGTCCGGGGGACCCGGGCGGGGTACCGGGACCGGGGGCCATGCTGCGCGGACCGGGGGCCAATGTTCGCCGGCCTTGGAAGTTAAAAAGCGGGCAAAAATCACTTCCACGTTTTAAAAAAACCAACGTCCACGAGGCGCGGGCCTTGGATCGCGGACAAATGCCGGCCGCTGCGGGCGCGTTTCCTGCAGCAAACCGGCGCGGACAGTTCGATTTCACCCGGTTCGCGGGGCCTAACCCCGCAGAATTGCACGCTGCGCGCGGATCGCGGGCCAATTGCTGCGGCTTTTGGGCCTGCAGCGGGGCCAATAAACCACGCGCCACGGGGCGCGGTACGTTTCGAGCCGCCCCCGGGCGGCGGGGCGGGGCCTGTTTCACCGGTAAATAACAGGCAAAAAAAGGCCCGCATGTAGCGGGCCAGATCGACCAGGGCGGTCGGTTAGAAGTCAAAGCCGACATAAACAGGCGTATTGCCGGGCAACATAATATCGCGGCTAATATCGTCCCAATCATCTAATCGGTATTTTTTATAGCGCCGATCGTACTCGCCGCGCACGTAGGTTTTTTTAGCGTCCGGTTTTCTTTTTACGAATTCGCCGGCCGGTACTAATTTGAGTAATTGCATTTTCATATTTTCGTTTTCCTATTAGTGCGCCCCGGTAGGGGGCGTTAGCTGGATTGTATCGAATTGGGCGCATAAAAAAAGGCCCGCTGCGGGGCCTTAATTCGTACCGGTTTAACGTTCACGTATGAGAGTAACCATCGGTTTCAATGCCGATCGTCATGCCGGGCACGGTCGCCAATAAACAATTATCAAGATATTCGAGCTGGATAACGTCGCGCTTGATCCAATCCAAAAAGCCGACGTTTTTAAAATCGCCGTGCTCACTATCGCGGACGTGCCGTTCAAAAATGCGAACCAATGCGGTCGACTGTTCTGGTGTTGCGGTTTTTAATAAATCCATCACGCCCCCCAATTAGCTAAAACGTAAACGTAACCGGTCGGCGTTGATCCGCCGTGTAGCTTTAATGGCGAGCCATCAAGCCAGCCTAATTTTTGCACTAGGTTAAGGGCGGCTCGGTCGTGGTTTATTTTTGCGTCGTCGGCGTAATCCCAAGCATCAGTGAACGATTCGCCGCCGCACGCCACGGCTTTGACTCGCGCGCCTTTTGTATCGGTAGGCGCGAGATATTTTGTAGCGATCGATTGCAAGCCGAGATTGCGACAATGTTTATATTCGCCGCCCCATTTTCTTTTTAATAAATCCATTTTTCGTTTTCCTATTAGCGCGCCCCGGTAGGGGGCGATGGCCAGAGTATAAGAGTAGTCGCAGGCAAAAAAAAGGCCCCGGAATGGGGCCTTGTGTTGGTGGGTGGGCGAGTCTACGCGGCGCGTGCAATCGTTTCCCATTGGTTTCTGGGCAGATCTAACACGGTGCGACCGTTTGAGTACCAATCGTCGAGACTATCCGCGTCGGCAGTGTGGGCAACCGCAGTAACCGCGTTAACGATAGTCGCCCGGCTAATTGGTTTGTTGGTGTACCCGGGCTGCTGGATCGTTTGCATTAGCCCGCTCAAGATATCGCCGCCAGATTTTTTCGGCAGTTTGAGCACCGATACAACCGCGTCGACCACGCCTTGCGGATTCATCAAACCGTTTTCGACCACATCGCCGTGCGCCTGACGCATTAGTTCGACGTGCGCGTCGAATGATTCACGGCTGCCGTACGCTGCAACGACATCGCGCAGTTTCAATTCTAACGCTTTGTTGTCCGCGTTCTTAGCTTCATCGGTTAACAGCGCCCACTGATCGCCACCACGCGCGCTAGTCACGTGCGTATGGCGTGATTTGTTCTCGGTCGTGCAACCGTTCAAACACCATAACGTCCAAGCCAATTGTGAAACCTCGACAGATCCCAAACCGACCTCGCTGTTTTTCAACAGTATGCCATTGGCCATTGTGTCGCCGACTGCCGGTTCCGCTATTTGGTTTTCCGATTTGAGGCGCATATACAGCCGCTGATCGGTAACCGTGCCATTAACAATTTTCCAATTGGCATCCGAGTCTATCAACTGCGGAAGCGCCGCTTGCACCAAATCGACGTTATCAAACGTTTTGAACTTATCGCTGACAATGGCGCGGCAGATCGGATTCTCGCCGTCAAAGGTGCGAATCATTTTGTTTTTAGGCTCATTGACCAGAATTTTGTTCACGAGCGCATCAAACTCCGGCGCGTAGTTTTCGTTGTCACGCAACCGGCGAGCGGTACGCACGTCAATATCGCAGTTAGCCGCTAATTGCTGAAACGCGACTTCGTTAGTTTCAAAAAATTGTGTCGGTTCACCACGGTTAGCTTCGAACACCACGCTAGTGCAGCCGTCGGTAGTTTGTACCTGTAGCTCACTAGTGGGCGCTATATAGTCAGCTTTGCGCGATGCCTGCTCACTAATAGTTCGCAAAATGCTTTCCAGCGTGCCGTTTTGGTTTTCCAGTTTGGTATCTAACATCACATATTTACCTATTTTTGTGGCCATGCGGCTTGGCCTGATTCGATGCCGCATGCGCATTCTCGCATATGCGCAAGTAAACGCAACCGATTTTTTAAAAGTTTAAGCCGCAACGCGCGCTATCAAATTGGTATCGACCACAAAGCCGGTTGCGTCGTTTTTAGCGGGGCCTTTGGCTTTCAAACCAATAACTACTGGCCCGGCTAAGGCGTTCAATATGTCCGATCGGTCGCCGTTAATAACCGGCCGCCCCCGGTATTCGGCCGGCATTCCATTTTTAAAAACTACGGCC